CTGATCCAGTCACGCGAGCGGCCACAGATATACAGCAAGTTTAACCTCAACGACTTGTACCGTGGCGATATGCAGAGCCGCGCAGACTTTTACACGAAGCTCCTAAATACTGGCGTCATAAGTATTAACGAAGTTCGAAGCCGCGAATCAATGAACCCAACTGAAGGCGGTGACATTCATACAATTGGCGTCAACAACATTGCACTGGATAGGCTTGGCGCTTACTCAGATAAAGTTTCAGAAACAGAGAACAATGGACAATAAAGAAGATAAGCGCACGGAAGAGCTGCGCAGCCAATACGGTGAAAACGTAGAACTGCGCACGGCAGAAGTGCGGGCCGCTGGCGATGACGCTCTAGTAGTCGAAGGCTATGCAAGTAACTTTGATGTAGAGTACGATCTAGGTTACTTTAAAGAAACCGTAGCACGTGGCGCGTTTGATAACGTCATGGAGGATGATGTAAGATTCTTACTGAATCACACGGGCGCACCATTGGCACGAACTACTAACGGCACTTTGGAACTAAGTGTAGACAATCAAGGTTTGAAGTATCGCGCGGCACTTGCTGACACACAGGACGGGCGCGACCTTTACAAGCTGATTAAGCGCGGCGATATCTCACAAAGCTCGTTCGCCTTTACAATCGAGGCGGATGAATGGAGCGAGGACCGCAGCACGCGAACCATTACCAAGGTGGGGAAATTATTAGACACGTCGGCGGTAACATACCCAGCAAGCCCGACGGCTTCAGTATACGCGCGTAACATGGCAGCGGCGGCGCAGGAAGTGGAGGACATGAAAGAAGAACAGGTAGCAGCGGAACCCGTAGAGGAACAACGCGCAGAACCTGAAACGATAAAAACAGAACCGCGTAACTTTACGCAAAACATTACTAAGATGACTTTAAACGATTTGAAAGGCCAGCGCAATGCGAACTACGAGGAATTCGTAGCCATTGGCCAAAAGGCGGACAGCGAGGGCCGCGTTATGACAGAAGCAGAACAAGAGCGATGCGATAAGCTCGACGGCATGATGCAGGACCTTGATGTAAAAATCAAGCACAAGACACGCGAACAGGACATGGTGGCACGAATGGCGCAGAGCGGTACAGCCGGCGCATCTGAGCAGCGCGAAGTTGAGCGCGTGAATAACTCTTTCAGCTTGAGCCGTGCAGTAGCTGCCGTTGCAAACGGTCGCAACTTGGAAGGTGCAGAAGCAGAGTGGGCAAGTGAGGCAAGCAAAGAGGCACGCAGCCAAGGGTTGCAGATGGCCGGACAGATTGCAATTCCTTCCATCGCTTTGCGTGCTGGACAAGCTGACGACTTCCAAGCAGGAAGCGGCGATGGTTCTGGATTTGTTCCTACTGTTGTCCCTGCTGCAATTGAAGCACTGCGCGCCCCTACCGTATTGGAAGGACTCGGCACGACAGTGATTCGAAACGCCACAGGTAACTTACAGTTCCCACGCGTAAGCGCGAAGGCCGCAGGTACAGGAGCGACAGAAGTAGAAGCTGATACAGCCTCAGGCATGGAAATGGATGACGTTTCTTTGACGCCGCAGCGTGTAGCAGCAAACACCAAGTACAGCAAGCAATTAATTTTGCAGGGCGGTGCTGAAGTTGATGCGCTTATTGCTAACGAGTTGGCCGCGGCCATGAATGCGTTTGTAGATGATTACGCTTTTGACGCTATCATGGCATCGACTGACGTAGATGTTTACAACACTGCCGACGCTGCTTTGTCTGCAACAGTTGCAAACGCAATGGAAGCCGCTGTACTTGGTGCAGGTGGAAATCTTGGCGGCGCTTCGTACGTTATGAGTCCACAGGCTTACCTGCTTTCCAAGTCATTGGCACAGGTTGCAGATGTTAACGCACTTTGGGAAAATGGCCAGTTCAATATGTACAACGCAGTTGCTACACCTTATTTGGTGAACGATACTCTTGACGCAACTGGAACAGGTGGCCGAATGATTTTCGGAAACTTCGCACAGGGCGGACTGCTCGCATACTTTGGAGGAATCGACATATTAATTGACCAATATTCGAACGCATCAACTGCACAAATTGCATTGCACGTGAACCGATTCTTTGACTTTGGTATCCGACAAGGCGGCGCATTGAGCCGAGCGGTGAAGCTCTCCTAATTTGTTTGGGTTAGTTTGATTGGAAAGGGGGGCTTCGGCCCCTCTTTTTTTTGTCCTGTAACCCCAGCAAATACAGGGAAAACGAAAAAACATCTAAAATAATTACGAAAATAGTTGCGTAGAAAGAAATGATTGCCGTATCTTTGAGACATCAAACGAAACAAACAAACAGCAATCATGACAAACGACATCAACTTCCAAATCAAGCAAATCTCAACACTCAAAGCAGCATTGGTAAACGCGGAGTTTTGGTTTAATAAGAGTGCTCAAGATTCTTCTAACTACGGCAAATGGGCGATGCAGGTTGCTGAAATTAATCGAATGATTGAAGAAGCCGCTAAAGAAATCGTTCGACTAACACAGGCAGCATGAACAACGAACCCGAATGGTTTCAAGAGGTGTTAGACCGCACCGAGCAAACAGAATCCTTCCTTCTATCTTAACAGCCCCTCACGGGGCTTTTTTTTTAGCCGTATTTTAGCGACATGATGACCGTACAAATTACAGGGACGCCCGACCTTGACAGCATTATAACCGTGGCACAGCTGAAGGAACATTTGCGCGTTGACCATACAGACGAAGACACGTTAATTGAAGCCCTTAGAGATGCGGCTATTGCGTGGATTGAAGACGTTTGCAATACGCGGCTCGGTGATGTGAGCGCCGTGGGATACATCGACTATTTTTATAACGTGCGCTTTCCAATTGGCCCGGTAAACTCCATTGCATCTGTGACGTATTTGGACACGGCAAACGCCACGCAAACGCTGCCAGCTGCTAAATATTGGTTTGACATAAAAACCAAAAGCGCACGCATCACGTTCGACAATACGCCCGATTTATACGACGACACATTTAACGCGGTGCAGGTAAATATGAACGTGGGTTATCCAGAGGCCGACATCCCGCAGCCGCTTGTTCATGCTATCCGTTTACTTGTTGGGCATCTTTACGAGAATCGGCAAACCGTGACAGGCTTTAAAATGCATGAGTTGCCGCTTGGTATCTACAGCATTATTTCACCTTATCGCAACGTTACAAGCGTATGAAAATCGGGAAACTCGACAGGCGTATAACGATTGAACGCGCCACCTTGACGCTGAACGACTACGGCGAACGCGCGGAAACGTGGACGACATTGGCGACGGTTTGGGCTGAGATAAGTTTTCGAGGCGGTGGCAATGAATCTATACAAAGCGACCAAGTGTATGCGGTGCAGCGCGTGCGTTTCATTATACGTTACAGCAGCACCGTGAGCGGCGTAAGGCCAAGCGACCGAGTGAGCTACAACGGCCAACTGTACCAAATTGAGGCCGTGCAGGAAATCAGACGCGAGGAAGGTTTAAGGCTTGTAACCTCATCAACGGGCGAATAATGGACACAATGCAAGCGCAACTACGCAAAATCGAAAAGCGGTTAGATAGAGCCGCACGATTTGGCACGATTAACAAAAAAGAATTTAGGAGGGCCAACCGCATAGCAGGACGCGAAACGGTGGACGCGATGCGCGGCAAATTAGAGCCATACAAGGATGATATAACCATTCATAAAAAAAACGGTGATAAACTAATTGTGAAGCGCAACCAGCTCAAAAATTCAATCGGCGTTTGGTTTACTAGAGGCAGCAACACGGCATTCATTGGGCCGCGTGCAAATTACGCGGGTAGAACAGCACTAAAACGAAAAGTTCGCGATAACGCTGATGGCTGGTTTGCTCATATTGTAGAAATGGGCGCACGTCCTGCAACGATGAAAAAAGGCGGCAAGAAAGGCGGCGGCGGCATCATCATGCAAACGCCAAACAAGGGCAAACTAACGAAAGGAATGAAAGCGGGCGTAGGTGCAACGAAGCGCAAACAAATTGAACTTTACAGGGAGGAATTTGAAAGATTTATGAAATGACAGTCGGAAAAGCAATTTTTACTTTGTTGTTGAGTGATACGGATTTACGCGCCATAGTTGACAACCGTATATTTCCAGAGGTAGCGCAGCAAGATGCGGTTTTGCCGTATGTAGTTTACAACATAAGCAGCAACGAACCGAGCGACACAAAGCGAGAACCGTCCAAGCTGGACACGGCACAAATCGAGGTTAATTTATACTCGACTAGTTACAGCGAGTGCATTGATATGGCTACCCACGTACGGGCGGCACTTGACCGGGTGCGCGGTACGTATTCAGGCGTAAACGTTCAAAGCATCCAATACCTTGGCGAGATTATTGATTTTGACGAGGCACAGAGGACTTATAACATCACAGCAGACTACGATGTAAGGATAAGCCGCACAGACTTCGAGATAGCGCAAGGAAGCCCTATTACAGGCGTTACGTTGGGCGAATTGTCAGACGTTGATACTACAGGCGTAACTGATGGGCAGGTGATTGCCTACGATGCAGCCGCGCAGGAATGGCAACCAGCAGACGACGCGGGCGGCGTTACTGAGTTGGGGCAGCTGGATGATGTGCAATTCGGCCAAGGCGGGCCTGAATCGGGCGACCTTTTAAAGTACGACGGTGACGAGTGGACGAACGACAGCCTGCAAAAAAGTGAGATTGGACTAGGCAACGTAGACAATACCAGCGACGTAAATAAACCCGTTAGCACGGCAACGCAAACTGAACTAAATGCCAAGGCAAACAGTGCCGACTTTAGCAACGTAGACAACACCAGCGACGCAGATAAGCCAGTCAGTACAGCGACACAAACGGCACTAAATGCAAAGGCCGACACAAGCGCAGTGCCTACCGATTTAAACGACCTGAGCGACGTGAGTATAGTCGGCGCGCCCGCAGGTAATCAGGCTTTGATTTATGACACTACAGCGGGCGCATTTCAGTCTCGGGCAAGCTATACAAACCGATTTGAAGACGAGGTAGAGACGGGTTTATACATTCCGACCATATACGCCGAGCGCGGTTACTCTGTCAAGTCAGAAGGTGACGGCACTTTTATTGACGCATCACCCGACACGCCAGCAGCGGGCAAGGTTATACGACGCAAGATTTACCACAAAACTGGTTTTATCAGTGACGACGATGTGATAGGAGACTACACTTTGATTCACACGTTTGCAGATGATACAGCTTACGCGGATACCGTGGCGGTCTTTGACGCGTTCGAGGATGGCGCAACGTATGGCGTGCCACCGTTCACATTGTTTCAAACGTGGGAGGAGGTTAGCGCGACCGCATATCTTTTAGATGAGACTTTTGGCTCAGGAGCAGAAGCGGCTTATTCAACACGTCAATTACGATTTGCTCAAACAGACTGCATGGTTATCCGCAGGGCATCAGGAACACCAGCAACCACCACAATCGGCTTTGACTCAGAGGGCAACATCGACGAGGCAGCTATTGAAACGTTCTGCACGGGTACGACCTGCACGGTCTACCAATGGCTTGACCAGTCAGGAAACGACAACACAGCGACAGCACCAAGCGGAAAAGAGCCGACGATTTACACAGGTGGCGAGTTGGTGAAGGAAAACGGAAAGGTGGCTTTAGACTTTGATGGTGCAAACGACGCTTTGAATAGTTCTTTAAGCGTCTCGTTGCCATTGGATAACGCAATGGCAATTGTAGCAAAAGGAATGGCAACCAGCACAGACGAGGTGTTTAACATTGATGGTCAAAACGGCTTGAGTGTACGCATTCAATACAATAACCTGTTGATTGCATACACAAGTTCCGACCAAAACTATATTGCAAGCGCTTCGAACAATCAGTTTTTATTGTACGCGGGTCGTCAATCAAGCACCAATACCGTTCACGGCAGTTTGGATGGAGGCGCACAATTTGCAGACACTTCAAAAGATTCAAGTATCTGGAATACAGCAACAGGAATTCTGCACGTCGGCGCAAGAGGTGGAACTTCTTTACAATGGGACGGACAAATTCAAGAGGTCATATATTACGACTCCGATAAACTATCCAACCGCACCGACATCGAAGAAAACATAGGCGACTACTTCACGCAAAACACGCCACTCCTCGACACGTACAGCGGTGCAGCGGCTGCGTATTCATTGAGGCTTTTGGACTCGACGTATACAGGCTCAGCGGTCGAAGTCTACAACGGGAGTTCATACGCTGATATAGGCTTCAACGTATTCGGTGAGTTAGATACGGTTGCACTGGCTGCGCATTGCGGTTCATCTGATGGGTTTGTGAGTAAATGGTACGACCAAAGCGGAAACTCGAACACGGCAGCGCAAACGGCCACGGCTGACATGCCGAAGATTTACGACGGGACTACGGGCGTGGTGACAGATAACGGGAAGCCTGCCTTTACCTCAACGGGTCAAACTTCTCTTAACTTTACTCAAATCAGCGACATTAATAGTGTCTTTTTAGTATTAAGACCAACTGTCTTTATTTCCAACAGCTTGAGCTTTATTCTCGGAGACAGTTCGAATTTTGATTATCATTCTGGGCGAACAAATCAATGGTTAGACAACGTCTACGCAGACCCCGTAGTTAGCAACGGTGACAATTATCTAAATGGCACAAGCGTCAACCTCACCACTTTGAACAGAAGCGCGGGACAATATGTGTTGAGTATGATTCACACAGCAAATACAGTCGTAGCGAGTCAAATAAGTGCAGACCGAAATATTGCGGGCAGAAGTTGGATTGGCAACCTTCAAGAATTAATCATTTATTCGGATGGTAAAACGGACCAACGCACTGACATTGAAACCAACATCAACACCTTCTACGACATCTTCTAATGAACGGATATATCATAGTCCTACCAACGGACACGCAGACAAGCGAGCGCAGAGCGTACCAAATCACGCGCGAACTATACAACATCTCCCGACCCGTTTTGATACAGGCAGAAGGCGAAGCGGCTTCGACGGTGTTTGGTATAGTCGTACACCCTGACGGAGTACAGAACGCTTTGCAGGTGGATACGGATTACCTCATCAACGTTCACCCAGCGGCAAACCTCGAACGCCTTGTGGCTTGCTTTCCTGAGCTGTCGAACGACGAACGGTATAGCCTCAGCAGTTACGTGCAGGTAAATCAAAAGTTTCCTTTCGGGCATATCGTGCCGAGTGATACGACGATACGAACACAAGAATACATGGACGATAACGGGTGGTTTCCTGAATCGCCTGAAGGTGAAATTTAAATGCTGTAAATTGCACGCATGAAGGTAACCATACAAAAACCATACAACAAAAACGGCTGGAAATGGTCAGCGGGAAAAGTTGTAGACGTTTCAAATAAGTTTGCCGCAAAACTTAAAAAAGGCGGGTATCTTGACAAGCCCGAAAAAAAAGAATCTAAAAAAATTAAAGAGTAATGGCACAAACAGTAGGATTAATAAACTCGAGCAATATTCGGGTTTTCTCAGGAACAGCAGAAGGTTCTGAGGTAGTTATTGACAAGGTAACCGAGTGCAGTATTTCGGTAACAAGCGATATGCGCGACATTACTACAAAGGCGAGCGGCGGTTTCCGTGAGCTTTTACCCGGCTTGAAATCTGCAAGCTTGAGCGTTTCAGGTTTGTTTGAGGAAGACGCAACAAACGGCTATAACACTTTTGCAGCTGCACAATTGGCAGGCACGAAATTGTTTTTTCTTTACACCCATGTAGACACTAACGGCGCAGCCAATGTAGGGGATGAACAGTTCCAAATTGAGGGCTTTATTTCAAGCCTTGAGCAAACGGCAGGCGTTGAAGACAACGTTGGTTTTTCAATGACTGTTGAAATTACTGGCACAATTGAGCGAGAAGTCATCGCATAATTTTATCTTTGCCCTATGGTAGAGATAAAACTAGACGGTAAAACCTTCCCCATTCGCGCAACTATGCGAGCTTGGAGAAAGTTTGAAGATGCGACAGGTAAAAAGGTGGCAGACGTTGACAGCAACGACGTCACTTTGATTCCTGAGCTGGTTTATTATTTTGTGCAAGAGGGTTGCAAAAGCCAAGGCATGGCGTTTGAAATGAACGTTGACGATTTCTTTGGTATGATAGAAATATCGGACTTGCAAAAACTTAGCGAAGCCGTGGCGAAAGTCATGGGCGGCACACAAAAAAAAACAAAGGCCAAGGAAAGCCGTTGACATGGGACGAAATTGAAGAAATGGGGTTAGGCCAGTTGCGTCTAACCCCATTTTTGCTTTATGGTTTGACGTTCGCAGAATTTAGCAACGCCATGGCGGGGCATTACAAAGAAATCGAAGAACGGGAAAAAGCGGAATGGGAGCGAACGCGGTGGCTGGCAGCCATTACAATTAACCCACACGTAAAGAAAAGGATAACCCCAAAAGACTTAGCAACCTTCCCATGGGAGAAGAAAGAAAAGGCCGCCGATGGAATTGGTATCTTGCGACAGTTAGCAAAGTAAAGCAATGGCAAAATTAGGCGATTTAGTTGTAAGGGTTGGCGCGGACACAGTGCCGTTGAATACAGCACTTGGCAACGTTAAAAAGACACTGCGAAACGAAACGGGCAATATTCAAAAGCTTGGCCGTAATATGAGCATGGCGATAACTGCGCCACTTGTTGCAATTGGTGCAACGTCGTTCAAAATAGCTGCCGACTTTGAACAGTCAATGGCGAAGGTGAAGGCCGTTTCAGGTGCAACAGGCGAAGAATTTAAAAGCTTACAGGATAACGCCAAGGAGTTAGGACGTACCACGCGATTCACAGCGAGCGAGGTAAGCGGCTTGCAGTTGGAATTTGCAAAACTTGGTTTTACAGCTCAGGAAATTACAGAGGTAACAGAGGCTACGTTAAACCTTGCACAGGCGACAGGCTCAGACTTGGCGCAAAGTGCCGAGGTAGCGGGTAGCACAATGCGGGCTTTTGGGATTAATGTATCGGAAACGGCGCGCGTTACTGATGTAATGGCGGCAGCCTTTAGCAATTCCGCCCTAGACATGGATTTGTTTCAGGACTCTATGAAGTTTGTTGCACCTGTTGCAAAGAACGCAGGAGTTTCACTTGAGGAAGCGAGCGCCATGCTTGGCGTATTAGCTGACAACGGAATAAAAGGCAGCACGGCGGGCACTTCACTGCGTCGTATTTTAATGGAAGTTGCAGGCACGGGCCAACCGTTTGCCGAGGCCATGAAAAAGAGCGCCGACGAGGTTATAAACTTAGCCGACGCAAAAGATGAGGTAGGCCGTACGGCTTCGAGTGCGTTTCTTGTTTTAAAGGAAGGCATGAAAGACGTTGACGCTTTAACGGAATCGCTTTTTGCTTCCAAAGGCGCAGCCGCTGCAATGGCTGCTGTAATGGATGACACAGCCGAGGGCGCAATGAAGCGTATGCAATCGGCAATTGAGGGGGCACAGATTGAGATAGGCGCGATGCTTGCCCCTGTTATGGTTGTGTTAGCTGGTATTGTCGCAGACTTAGCGGGCAAGATTTCGGAAATGAGCGACGGCACGCGAATAATGGTTTCAATTTTGCTTGCTATTCCCGCTGTAATTGGGCCTATTCTTTTAATACTACCAAGCCTAACGGCTGGGCTAGAGTCGGCTAAACTTGCCTTTTCTGGATTAAATACGACCATGCGCGCCAACCCCTTTGGCGTTGTTGCAACGGCTATTACTTTAGTTGTCACCGGCATAATGTTGCTAAAAGACGAAACTGTTAAAGCAGTAACAGCAGTAGAAGCGTTGACCGAGGCAAACAAGAATTTAACGCTTGAAGAACAGAAGCGAAATATCGAGGTGCAAATTGAGCAACAGAAAAAACTGGTTGCAGAATTAGAAGCCGAGAAAGCCGCGAAAGATGCAATTGTTGCCGAAGGTTACGGCGGTAAGGCAAAGAAAGAGCAGAACGAAGCAACAACCGCATACTTAGCCGCTACCGGACAACTCGAAAAAATGGGCGAAATGTTGGCAGAAGTCAACAGCAAGCTTGAAGGCACGGGCGACGGTAGCAACGAGGCAGCAGGAGGCACGAAAACGCTAACGCTGGAAATGGTGAAAGCTTCAAAAGCGGCGTTTGATTTAAAGCAAGAACTGGACAAACTAGGCACGCAGAAAAGCGAACTATTCGAAGGCGAGCCAATCGATTTAAACAAAGCTTTTTTTGGAGATACTGCCGGCGCAGATTTAGGTATTGATTTGGGGTTGGATGAATTTTCGGAGGAATTTGATGAAGCCTTTAATATTGACGACGGTACAGAGGCAATGGTTCGGAATTTTGATAAAATGAAAGAGGCGGCAACGAGCAGCATGATGAAAGCTATCGAAGTCAGTAACGCTTTTGGCATGGCGTTCGGTGCTGCAGTTGCCGACGTTGTCAGCGGTGAAAAAACAGCGTCAGAAGCACTAAAAAGCTTGGCCATGAGCGCAATTCGTTCATTGATACAAATGGCAAAGATGAATGTGATTGCAAACGCTACAAGCCCAACAAATCCAGTGAATTTATTTAGTGGCGGCTTATCAAGTCCAGCCTTTATTGTTGCAGGTCTTTCGATGCTTGATGGTTTTATTGGTGGCCTTACTGCCTTTGCCGATGGCGGTATAGTTTCAGGCCCTACGCTTGGCCTTGTAGGTGAGTACCCCGGCGCGAAAACAAACCCTGAGGTAATCGCACCACTTGACAAATTAAGGAGCATGATGGGCGGCCAGCACGTGCAAGTCACGGGCAAGATTTCAGGCCGTGACATATTGTTAACGAGTGAACGAAATGCAATCGACCGAAACCGAGTAAGAGGATTCTAAATGGCTGACCCAATACGATTATTTGCCGAATTTACTGACCAGCTCGGCACGGACTACAGATTAAACATCCACGAAAGCGGATACGGTGGCAGTGCTTTCGAGTTTAATTTAGGCGCTGACGGTTTTACACTACGTTACAGCGGTGACAATGAAAACCGCATGCAGCCAATTATAGGCAGCGAGGTAACGTTTACACTAACTGAAACGACTTCACAACATACGGCGATGCTCACGGCCTTAGCCACAAGCGAGGATAGTGACTTTAAGGTAAGCATATACCAAGACCCTGACGGGGCTAACACCTTGTTCTGGACGGGCGTGCTATTGCATGAACAGGTAGAACTGCAGGACGAAGCATACCCCATTCAAAACACCATGAATGCGGTGGACGAATTGGGAGACTTGAAAAATATTTTGTACAATGACGCAGGCAGCGCCTACACTGGACGAGATACCATTGCCGAACATTTGGTAAAGCTTTTAAATAAGACACGCGCCTTGCACGTCTATGGCAACACCGATGTATTCCTAAAGTATGCCAACGACTTTAAGCCGACCACCTTTTCAAGTACCAACGCCTTGACAGAGCTAGAGGTAAATCACGCAGCTTTTTACAATGTAAACGAAGCTGGATTTGTTGAGTACATGACCGCATTTGATGTGCTGCAAAACTTTGCGACAACATTTAATGCACGGGTATTTTTTGCAGAGGGATATTTTTGGTTTATCCCAGTGGGTGCAGTTAAAAACAATGTGACAATAAACGTTCACACGGTAACAAAAGCGGGCACAATCAGCGCAGGAACAAGCGCGGTTAATACAAGGCTGACGACAGGCAACGACATCATAAAGCTAAGAGGTGGCACAACGACCTTTCTTGCACCACTAAACAAGGTTCAGCGTACATGGCGCACCAATAACAACCTGCCGTTGGTTGGCCCTGAAACACAATTTTTAAACGCGTCAGGTGAACAAACTGCGCTCGGTACTGCGTTTACAGATAATACATTAGCCTATGACCAAGGCACATTATTGCGCTTAAGGTTTTTGTATACTCATAGCTTTGACGGCGATGGTACAAGCACAGGTTCAGCGCAACACGCTAGGCTTATATTAAAAATGCAAATTAAGGTGGGCAATTTGTACTATAACAACGCTGTAACCTTTGGACCGGGTACTATGGGCGTTGGTAATTTTGAGAACAATTACAATGTTGACCTGATGAGCTTTAGCGCTCCTGCATGGTCAGCGAGTGCAGGTTATTTTTATTTAGCGGTTACACCTACACCGCAGTATTTAAACAGGAATAACGGCCTGTTCTACAACTTTACGAACTTCCCAACTAACTTCATTTCGTTAGCCTATTCAGGTGAGCCTTTTAGCATGGACTTAGAGGCCATACCCAGCACGCAGACAGGTATCAATATCACTGTAAACGTGGAGGGTTACGATTTTGAAGGCAACTTAATTACAGACGTCACCGGAGCAAACGCAGCCGCCAAGCTGAAAGACTTCACCTGTGACTTGTTAACTGGTGGGCTGACGAATGGGGATAGGATTGTCTACGAAGCAACGACGCCAAACGCAAACCAAGAGACACTCGTGCAGGATGAGGTGGTAATAGGTTCAAGCGCGTTGAATGACATAAAAAACATTTATGAAAACGACAGCGCACCAGACCAGCCAATTGATAGCTTTACCAGCTTTGAAAATAGTAGTGGCACGTTTGCCATACATAAGCTAGGAGTTAAAGAAGTGTTGGCGGGTCAAAACTTTAGCACAAGAGTGCGACGCGGAACAGTCTACAAAAGTTTTGTCAGTCCATTAAATACGATGCTTTTTGGTTCACGCGATTTTTTACCGTTTGAAACAAGTTTTGCAGCTGATGCGGTAGAAACTGAATACGAAGCTTTTTTTTTAACTAGCAGCGACAGTAATATAAGCGTGCCCGATGAGCAAGTTTTTGACGACCATACACCAGTAGACGAGACTGAGCCTATTTATGATTTAAGGAATTCATTCACACCAACAGACGGAGATTTACCACCAAACATCTTTCAAAGGTTTTTGCAGCAGCCTATTCGCAGCATTGCGCACCGTGACACGTTAACAAGTACTGTAACAGCGACCGATTCGTTGATATTTAACACGTGGACTGGCCCGAATGGTACAGGGAGAATTGAGTTGCCACTTGTAGCAGGAAACGAAGGCCGCGTATTGAGATTTCAAACCGACAACAGTATAGCCGCCAATAAAATTGTAATGATTGCGCCAAATACATCCGACACAGGGGTAACAATCGACGGCGCAAGCACTTACACTTTAAACAGGGATTATGACGGCGTCAGTATCTTGTGCCATAATTCGAATTGGTTTATCATACAGAAAAAAGAAAAGTGATGGAGTGGGAAATTGTAGCAATCATATTGCCAGTTGTGGCGGGTTTGGTAGGTGTATGGGTAAACCTGAACAGCACGGTGGCACGCCTCAAAAGCCGCGTGATTCAGTTGGAACTAGACAGCAACGAGATTAAGAGCGACATGAAGGAATTACTGGCCAGCGTCCACAAAATCGAGTTGATGATAGCAAAGTTGCAAAAATGATTTACATTATATTAGCCACCATAATCGTCAACGTTATATACAAGGCCCGCGAGTACGGCAGGGCAGACGTTGCGGATTTGATTATCATGGTTGCAGCCAGCGCAATTTTACTGACGTGAAATACTTCAATTATTATGAGTTCGACTGCCCCATAGAGGGTAAAGGTAGTGGCGAGCGCATGATGGACGAAGATTTTTTGCAGATGCTCGACCGCGCTCGCCACTTGGCGGGCGTTCCTTTTCGTGTTAATAGCGGGTACAGGACGAAGGAACACAACAAGAAAGTAGGAGGCAAACCAAACAGCGCCCACACGATGGGCTGCGCGGCTGATATACATTGCACAGATTCACGTGCCCGGTGCTACATACTTGGCGCACTTCTCGAAGTTGGTTTTAATCGTGTAGGCATTTCAAAAACCTTCATTCATGTCGACAACAGTTACGACGCGAGCCACGACGAGGACGTAATATGGCTATATGACTAAGGATATACGCCCACGGATTAACGCCCAGCAGAAGAGGGCACTAGACTACCTCAGAACAAAGGAGCGGCGAATTTTGGTGATAGGAGATTTGCATGAGCCTTTTTGCCTTAGTGGGTACAGAGAGCATTGTATAGACACGTACGAGCGTTACAACTGCAACCAAGTTATTTTCATCGGCGACCTCGTCGCCAATGCATTTGCGTCCTTTCATGAGACACAGGCCGAACTGCCAGCAGGACAAGACGAGTTAGATTTTGCTATTGCAAAAATCCAACAATGGTATGAGTCATTTAGTGAAGCGACTTGCATAATAGGCAATCACGACAGGATAATAGCACGTAAATTGGTACGGGCTGGCGTGCCTCAAAAATGGCTGAAGTCATACAACGAAGTGTTAGGAACGCCAAACTGGAATTGGGTTGAGCGCATTGAGTTTGACGGCGTGCAGTATCTCCACGGCGAGGGAGGCACGGCGACAACAAAAGTAAAAAACGACATGCAAAGCACGGTTCAGGGCCATATACACACACAGGCCTATGTGACATGGTTTTCAGGACAAAAGCAACTTTTCGCCATGCAATGCGGCTCAGGCGTTGACCGTGAGTCCCTAGCCATGAGTTATGCTAAGGCTTTTAAAACTCAGCAAATTGCCTGCGGCGTCGTCATCGGTGGCCATACGGCAATCAATTGTTTAATGCCGCTTTAATACCTTGCAGGAAAATTTTACAACATGGGATTATTGATTCAAACTTATTGGGCCGAGATTGTTTTGGCTCTTATGGCATTCGTGAAGGTGATTGTAAACCTCACACCAACAGAAGCAGACAACAAGGTATTCGGCTGGCTGGACACGCTTATAAATGCAATTGTTAGCGACCGTAGGAAAGCGCGAAGAAATGATTAACTTAGCACACTGGTAGTAGTTTGTTTCATAGAGATTGATTTAAAGAGCCTCCAAACGTGGGGGCTTTTTTTTGTGCCCTAAAAAAAAACTTCGAAAATAGTTGCGTAACGAAATAAGTTGCGTATCTTTACACCATGACAAACGCAAACAACACTACCATGACAAACGCACAGGCTTTTACAAACATCTACGGAGAGCACATTAGCTTTACCCCATTTTTTCACAACGCTTGCAACGTGTGGAGAGTTTCAAGGAATGTCAACAGCGAGCTTGATGAGGTTTATGAGAATAAAGCATTCAAAAGCCTTGATAGTTGTCAAGCTGCGTGCGAAACGTTATTGAATAAGCAGAAGTAAACCCAACGCCCTGCCTTCGGGCGGGGCTTCATCTCTTTACCATGAACAACAAACAAACAAACAACACCATGACACAGTTACAGAAAGCAATGTTAAAGGACATTCAAGAAGGCGAAAACGACGGCTTAGGGATGGGCTACAGCGAATTTGATGGCGCAGGTTTGACACCAATAGAGAAAGGTGTACTCGGTTCGCTCATTGCCGCTGGATACGTTTACAACTCTTTTGAAGGTCAGGAAGGATGTGAGCCAATGTATTGCACAACGCACAAAGCGCCTCGATTGATTGACTAACCCAATGCCCTGCCTTCGGGCGGGGCTTTATTTTTTTTTACCATGTGGAGAGAAGGATACGACTACCCAGCAGACGACGAAGACGACGGCCGAGACTACTACGAAGAGGCCGACGAATTACACGACAAACAACAAGACGAAAAACTATGAACAAACCTATTTGCGTGCGCTCTAGCGTACAAGTAACAGCCCCGCAGTCATTCAACGAATGGCAGCAAGAACTGGCCGAGGAACGCGAGTTCCTGCGCTTGGTGGATAAAATGAAGATGCACCTGAAACAAAACCGAGAACGATGAACAACACCGATGAACTGCGGGCGCTATCTGCTAAGTACGATATGCACCCGGACCACTTCCACAAAGACCCGCGCGGCTTTGTCATTATGACGCGAAGAGGCGTCGAACACCTACAAGCTAAAATAAAGGCCGAGGTTCGCTTTTCTACCGTCGCCGAATACTCAGACCCAAAGGACGGGAGATATTGCATTAAAGCCTACGCAAAATGCGAAATAGGACGGGTAGAGACGTATGGCGAAGCGAGCAAGTCAAACAATCGCAATGCGTACCCTATTGCCATGGCCGAAAAACGCGCGTTATCGCGTGCCATTTTGAAGCTTGCAGGCTTTTACACCGCTGGCGTTTACGGCGAAGACGAAATAGAAGCGGAATGAATTGGGCACATTTAGAACAGTACTGGCCTGAATGGGATGCAGCGTACGTAGTCAGTGATGGGCATTATGTTGGAATAGGTATCTGGATGAGTGATTCTTTTGCTTACGTTTTTTTAGATGATGAAGACATGAGTGACCATAATTATGTAATCGATGAAGAGAAATTCGTGTATTGGGCAACTTTAAACGTTGAGCGTTTTGGGGTAAACAAAGACGACCCACAAAGCTTTAAAATGTTGAACGCTGAAGATTTATTGCGGTCAAAAATGCGCATTATTGAACAACACGGGCCAGATATGTTAAACGACACAGATGAATAGCCTTGAGGAGTTTTTCGATAGCGTAGACGCCGACAATGCCGATGAGGTCGAAAGCATGAAAGACTACGCTTTGCACCTTCTGAGCACGTCCACAATGAAAGACGATGATGACGGCCTAGAAGATGAAATAATTGACACAAACCCAACGCCAAGCCGCTGGCGTGAAATATTCGAGCGGCTACGATTAAACCAGTTACGGGCAATCGACTTGCCCAACTGCTCACAAACTGAATTCACTAAATCATATAAAAAACATGGAATTAATTATTGAAGGAGTTATTAAGCGCGTTTGTAAACCGATGGAATTTGAAAGCGGCTTTCGCAAGTGCGAGGTGCATGTAGAAGTGCAAGACGGGAAATATCCGCAGACCTTGGCGCTGGAGTTT